GCTATATCTTACACCGCTGTAGAATTTCGTGGTAAAGCTACTCCCGAAATTTTCAAAGAGCTGTATTTCTCTAACGACACTTTGGACAAAGGTTTAGTAACCTTCCAAGATGACGTAAAATACGACACAATCTTCAGTGACGCTGCTGTTACTGTAACTCAACAAGCTTGGACTGCTGGTTCTCCTTCAGCTTCAGGTGCTATCACTTTAACTGATACTCAAATCATCCCTGTAAAGGTTGAGTATTATGATGAATTCATCCCTTCTGCTGTTGTTTCTGGACGTTACAAAACTTCCATGAAAAAAGGTATATGGAATGATGTAAGTGATGAATTTATGCGTGTGGTTCTTGATGACCTAATCGCTGGTAAAGTTTCTGCTGATGCTGAAGCTAAATTCTGGAATGCTGCTAAAACTGCTACTAAAACTGCTGTTGCTGCTTTAACTCCTGGTACTGGTCAAGCTTCTGTTGGTGCTGCTGAGCAAACTTACGTTGCTTCTTTAACTGCTTCTCAATTTGATGGTGTTGTAACTCGTATGATTTATAACGCTGGTGCATTGGGTGGACGTGTTAAAGTTGCTGGTACTACTATCAGTTCTTCTAACATCGCTACTGAATACGCTAAAGCTTACGCTGCTATCCCTGCTGTTAACTTAGCAAGCGGAGAACAACCTGTAATCTACGCTCCTAAATCTCACAAGCAATTAATTAACTTATCTAACTTAACTGCAACTAACTTTATAAAAGTATTTGACGTTCAAGGTGGAGAATATTACTATGCTGGTTTAGTTATTAAATTTGTTCCACTTCCTGAGAACTGTTTAGTAATTGCTAAGCCTTCTGACCTTCACTGGTGTACTGACACAACTTCTGACATCACTATGATGAAAGTTATGCCAGTATCTAACTTCAGCAAAACTTGGGGTTATAACGTAGCATTCACTGAATTTGCTCACGTTACTCACCAATCTGCTAACGTACTTTATTTAGGATAATAACAAGGGGGTGTAATTCCCCCTTATTTTAAACAAAAAAAAATATGCCTTGCGCTTTAACATCTGATTATTCTTACGTAGGTTGTAAGGGTGGTGCTGGTGGAATACGTCGAGTACTTATAACAGAGTACGCTAACGTAAACAAAACCACTACCGTAATTGCTTCCGGTGTAATAACTACCTTAGGTATGGTAACTACAAAAGAGTTCAAAGAATACCTATTGGATAAAGAGATGGGAATGTTTACTGATAACATGGCTCAAACTCTTGCAAACGGTACTATCGTTTACACTCCTGTAATCGACTTTACCGTAAAAGGGCTAACAACTGCTTTAATTCAAGAGCTTAAGTTAGTAAGTCAAAATACCTTAATGATGATTGTAGAAGATGAAACTGGTTCATACTGGATGTTCGGATACGGTCGTGGTATGGATTTATTAACTGCTTCTAAAGAAAGTGGTACTGCACTTGGTGATTTCCGTGGACAAAAACTTCATTTTGAAGGCAAAGAATCTGAGCCTATCTATGGAGTAAGTTCAGGTATCATCGCTGCTTTATTGTCACCTGCCGCCTAATATATATCCCTCGTTGGGAAAGAAGAGCCTCACAAATAGTGGGGCTTTTTTTATTTATGCCAAAATAAAATTTAATGGTATTTATAAATAGTGATTAAATTAACTACAAATACAACTCAAAACGTTTATTTAACTTTAACTGAAAAGGTTACTTTAACTAATCCAAAGTTTTTATTTGAGTTTATCAATAACGAATCTCAATCTAAATACTACTGCATTTCTGCTAATTTTTCGACACATAAAGGTAGATTTGATTTATTTAGCATTCAAGTTATGACATCTCCTAATAATCTTATAGGGCAAATAAGCCTATCTGTTGGTGAGTATGATTATAATGTTTACGAACAAACAAGTACTACTAATTTAAATCCGTCAGGACTTAATAAGTTAGAGAATGGAAAGTGTATAGTATTTAATTCATCACCAAGCACTACAACTGAATACAACGGTGCTTCGCTTACAGATGTAATTTATGAAGGAGCTTAAAAAATTATCCGACAATATATATTTAGTTAATCTCAAGGCACAACAAGCCCCTGAGAATTATTTAAACAAGTCAAAAGGTATTATCTCATGGGGTAAGAAAAATGATTATCCCTCTTACTTACTTTATTTATATGAGAATCACGCGGAACATGGCGGTATTATTAATGGCAAGACGCGCTATGTTGTCGGTACTGAAATCGTACCAAGCGTTGATACTAACGAAGTTAAAGCGTTTTTAAGTAAGGCTAACCCTTATGAAAGTTGGTTTGAATTATCTAAAAAATTAAAAAAGGACCAAACTATTTACAATGGTTATTCAGTTAAGGTAACTACTAATATGCTTGGAGTTCCTTTATACTTTGAGCATATAGATATGGGACGGTTAAGGGTGTGCGATGATTTATGTTCGGTTAAATACTCCGAGGATTGGTCTAAGTATCACACCGACTCAATAGAATATCAATTATTTGACTTTGCTAAAATAGGCACCAAACAGGTTGGAGAGTTTATTTATATTTATAGGTCGTATTCTCCGAAAGTAGATAGTATACAATCAGCATATCCTAATCCGGAATATCTTTCATGTATTTTAGACATCGACACGGATATCGAAATATCACAATTCGGTAATTCACTTATAAAGAATGGTTTTAGTGCTGGGCATATTATAACAATATTCTCAGGTGAACCAACAGAACAAGAAAAGGAATCCATTAATGACCGTTTATTAGAAGCGTCAACGGGTTCTAATCAAGCCGGTAAGGTATTAGTATCCTTTGCACCAAAAGACGGTAAAGGGGCTGAAATCACTTCCGTTAACGTATCGGATTTAGACAAGCAATATCAAGAAATAAGCAAAAGAAACTTACAAAAAATCTTAACAGGTCATAACGTACCTGGTGTTCTTTTTAAAATCCAAACAGAGGGTAAATTAGGTCAACGTAACGAACTAATCGAAGCGCATGAGTTATTTATTAACGAGTACGCAAAGCCTGAGCAGATGCCTTTTAATGAGCTTTTAAAGAAGTCATATAAAGCACGTTCCGGACAAGATGTAGATTTTGAAATTAAACAATTCGAGCCTATTGGTTTAGAATTACCTTTGGATAATCAAAATATTATTAACTTATTACCTAAGGAGGTAGTTGTTGATTATATAGTTAAAAAATACGGTTTAGATTTAAATACTTCCGTTACTCAACCCACCAACGTACAGCCAGTTACTCAAGTTAACGAAGCTTTAAAAGGTTTAACAGGTAGACAGATGCAAAACCTAATGAGAATAGTTAGGAAGCACGAAAGAGGGGAATTAAGCAAGGACCAAGCCTTAGTATTAATTAAAGGAGGTTTTGGGGTTACTGATTCCGAAGCTATGACTTTATTAAACGCTGCTGAAGATGTTAAATTTGCACTTCAAACCAAAGAGCAAAAATTCTTTGAATTAATTAACAAATACGGTATTGAGTTTAGTGATGACCAAGTTTTAGAACTCGAAGATAACAGGGTGCAATTAGCATCAGGGTTTAACCTTAATTCTTTACGTAATTCAATTTTAAACATATTTAAAGGTAATCCCGATACTGAATCAAGCTTTTTAAAAAGGCTCTTTGGAATAGGCTCTAATGACGTAAATAAGCAAATTGATTGGTTAGAGAAAAAAGGGTTAGTAGAAAAAAAAGATGGTTCATACTATCCAACCGAAAAGGCTTTAAATAAAGAAACTAACGAAATAGACTCAGAAGTTGTAACGCTTTATACTTATGAAAAGCGTGAAGATGTTGACGGACCAACAATAAAAGACACCACCCGACAATTCTGTAAAGATATGTATAATAACACTCATAGAGGTGGTAAAAAAGTAGGATTAAGTTACGAAATGATTGATAACATCTCTAATGAGTTTGGCGAGAACGCTTGGGATTATAGAGGTGGTTGGTATAATGATGGAACAGAAACAACACCTTGGTGTAGACACGTGTGGCAAGGGCAAACAATTTTAAGAAAAAAATAATGGCACTCTGGATAGGACAAGAATACTTAAAAAGCAAATCAGTAATAAACGACAACGCTGATTTTCAAATATTAAAACCTATAATACAAGCGGTTCAGGATTTATTTATTGAACCTATTTTAGGTACTAAGCTTTACAAGCAAATAGATACTCAAATAACAAATAACACTTTAACAGCAGCCAATCAAACACTCCTTAATGATTATATTCTTAAGTGTATGTTATGGTATGTAATGGCTGAAAGTTCTAAGGTGTTTAAGTTTAGATATACTAACAAAGGAATAGTAGTTAAGACAGGCGAAAATTCCGAAGCTATAAGTACGGATGATTTAAAGTTTATTGTTGATGATTGGAAAAATTATGCTGAGGTATACGCTGAAAAAACTATAAACTATATCGTACAGAACGAAAGTAGCTACCCTGAATATTCTAACAATAACGGAGTGGATGAAATACTACCTAAGGGTAGTGGGTTTGATTCTCCATTTTATTTACCTGACCCATTTGTTAAGAACTGGAAGGATAGAAAAAACGCAGGAAACTTTTAATGAATAAAACGGATAAAAAAATAATCGAGTATCTTTTAAAAACTAAATTGAGTGCTTACATTAAACCAGATAGTCAAGAAGTTAGAAACATTCGCAAACGACCACAAGCAGCTAAGCGGTAATTTCCTCTTTGGTCAGTTTTACGATTACGTGGCGAATAAGTCAGAGCATTACCCTGCTATGATTGTTTATTTACAGCCTAACCAATTATCTGAGAATACAGATACATATACTTTTCAAATTACAATTTGTGACCGTTTAAAAAAGGATGATACTAACGAAATCGAAGTATTAAGTGATACTAACTTAATCGCTAAGGATTTAATAACATACTTTAAGAACTCACC